GTTCTACTGAGAACTCTTGTCCGCCTGCATACTTCTTAACGGAAACTGAAAGGAACTCAGAAGTCATTCCTGTCTCATCAATTGTTGCTTCTTCAGCTTCTTCTCCAACTGTTGGAACGGCAGTTAGTTTAGGAATCTCAAAGCTCATTCCAGCATCTGGAAGAACGCCGCGAGATACTGAATCAACTGCTGGACGATCAGCATTTGCTAGAGGGTTAATTACCTCGGTTAGGCTGCGCACCGGAACGAGGCCGCTATTGTTGGAAGTATTATCGTCTGCTGCGCGAACATAAGCGCGAGCATCGTCATTTCCTAGAGCAGCGCGAACGCTCATCTCTAGATATTTTGCCTTTGTAAATTCAAGGCGAGGGGTTGTGTAGAAAGCAGGCTTTGGAGCTGCTGCTTCTACTTTGGCTGCTTCTACCGCTTCTTCAACGGCAGGAGCAGGAGCGGTAGTGTCGGACACTTGGTCTCCTTCGGTTGGGTTCTCTGAATCAGCGGTTGCCAAATCAGAATCTTCTTTTGGTGCTTCATTCTCGGATGCTGCTACTTCGCTTACGCGAGCAGAATCAATTGCAGGATCAGTAACTAGAGAAACTTCATCTAGGGTTGCTGAAGTAATCTGCATTACGCCTTTGTTATTTGTCCATTCATTTATTTGAGCGCCTACGCTAAATCCATCGCGTAGCCCTTCAGTTGCTTCAACTAAGGCATCTTCTCCGGCCATAGTATTGGCAATCTTAAAAGTCGCCTCAATTCCGTTAGCAGTTACATTGTGAGAAACCATTTTGCCAATTGGGCGAGTGCGGTCGTGCTCCAGAAGGAGCTTGACTGGCTTAATCTCAATGCTATCTGCTGCGAATACTGTCGGGCCTACTGAGGTATTTCCTTGCTCATTCCAAGTAACGATAGTCCCAGTAATCGTTCTCTTTATTGTGTCGGCAGCGGTAACTGCCATTGGCATATTAACCTTCATTTGGTATCAAGTCCTCTTCTCGCTGAATCTGCTCAACGCTCATCGCGCCAATGCGGTTTAGGATTTCATAAACTTGCGCTCTTTCTAATGCGTTACCGCGTAAGAAATCGTCAAGTGCAAAGCGCACCATTACTGGATTAGGAACAAAGTCCGGTAATGATAAGCGTTCCTCAATCGCTTTAAGGATTGGGCGAAGTGAGAAATCAACTAATGAGCGCCGCTCGGACACCGCGTTTGAATAAGTCATAGAAGTCGCTTCGGCGCTCAAGAAGTAAGCAGGGATGCCGCAAGCTCTAGCCAATTCGAGCGCTACATATTGACGGCCTTCTGCAAGTTGCAATGATTTAGGATCAAAGCCAAATTGCTCAAGATTTACATCAGCATTTAGAAATGCAGTAGAGCGAGATTGACGCGCAGTTTTCCAAGCGCTAAGAAGTGCTGAAATTCTTTCGGCAGTTAGATTAGTTCCATTAGATTTGAGAACCATAGTTGGAGCAGGCTCTTTAGCATAATTTACTGCTGCGTTCTCAAGATATACGGCAGCTGCAATTGTTTTACCAGCTCTGTGAAGCAATCCTTCATCTGGGCCATCAAATCGGATAATAGAGCCAACTCCTTGAAGTGGAACTGACTTGCCATCGACTTTATATCCAGTAATTTCAGTATTTAAGAAATCTGTATCAACTGTAACGCGGTCTGGGCTGACGCGAGTCCAAGCTCTTACTCTACCGCCATCGGTTGATGAATACATTTCTAAGACTTGACCATACCCAGCACCATAAAGCCAAATATCTTCAGCGAGCCAGTTATAAATTACGAATCCTGCAACCCTTGGGTCTGGCTGATTAATAACGCGATGCGGATCTACATACTGTCCAGTTATGCGATTGAAAGTTGTAAGAGGTAATGAGCCAATAGTTCCGCAGATGATATTGCGAGCTCTAGCAACGGATGGAACACTCATTGCTAATTGGCGAGTAGTATTAGTTGCACCGCCAAGAATATTATAAACTGAATCGCTAATCTGGACGGGAGTCAGCGCGGCTGCAACATCTGAAACCTTAGTAGGCTTAGCCGTCTGAACCTGTGGAAATAGGAAATCTCTTATAGCACCCATTGCTTACATTGTAAGCGAGCAGACTTACACTATTTGAATATCTACTCCGCTTTCAGCCATCGTTGCGTAGTGTGTCGCTAAAGCTGAAGCAATCGCTCCGCAAATAGTCGTATTACTTACTTTGCGACCCATTACCCATCCGCCATCACCGAAAGGGAGTTTGACGGCGGATAGGCATTGCTTGGTTAGCTCTTCCTGTCCCGAGTGAGCTAACCGCTGAGATGAAATTGCTCCCAGTAATTCATCGCAGCTTTGGGCATAATCAAGGCCATCTATTGGCTCGACTCTTATTCCAGCAGGAGCTAACCTAGCCGCTACCGCTGACGCAGTTCTAGCTGAATAGGCAACTAGTTGGACTGGGTATTTTCTAACCCATTCCGCCACATCATTAGCCATTGCTTTATCATCAAGATTGGCAGGGTTATGCCAAGTCTGAAGCAATATCACTTGGAACTTATCGCCTTCAAGTCTTTGGCTAGCAACTAGCGCGCCTTCTTTTCTGCTAGGGCTTAGATCAATAGCCAGCCAAGTATCAGCTTCAGGGTCAAGTCGAAGGCCCTCAACTTTGCAACTTTCCCATTGAGACGGATTAATAACTGGGTTAATCGTATCGACCCATTGGCATAAGACTTCTGTGCGCACAATATCCTCGGGGTCTGATAAGACGGCTCGGATATTATCTGGATGAACTGTTAGGCCGAGAGATGGGTTAGCTTGGCAGACACCTAGCCAGAAGGTTGGCGAGTTATCAAATTTAATACCGGTCGGAGCAGACCATTCGAACCAGCCAATATCGTCATTACCGCCAAAGATGGCGGCCATCGCTCTTTCCCTTAGTTTATTTAGAACGATTGAGTGTTGATCTCCAGCATTTGAATAAACCCATATTTGAGGATTGGCTGAAGCCATTTGCGTATATCGCAAAGCAGACCAGACATCTTCATCCTTATATTCCCGAGCTTCGTCTAGGTGTATCGTTTCAGGTGCAGCGATGCCTCGACCAGCAGAGTTATTGGCCCTGACGATATATCGGCGACCTTCGGTAAATTGGAGTTCCTGAAATCCTTTACTTTCCAGCTTCTTAGTAAATTCAGCAGCTAGTCTGGGATTCTGTTCAATAATTCCATAGATCTTATAAAACAATTCAGCTGAAGTAGTTAGTTTATGAGCCGTATGGACTTGGAGTTTTTCCTTTAAAACATAGATTCTGAATAAGATTTGAAGCGCCATAAAGGTTGATTTACCCTGCTGACGAGCGCAAAGTAAAGTAACTACTGGGTGAGCCCATCGGCCATCAGGTTTATATTTCAAAGTATGGTGAGCAAGCCATTGCTGCCAAGGCATCAATTCAAAGCCAATTTCTTCGCAGAACTTAATCATTTGCTCGCCGTAAGAGGGTAAATCATTGAGTTTTGTGTGAATACGCGGTTCTGGCACACCTCGGTAAGCCGATTCGTCCCTGACTCGGACAATCTCACCCAATTCAGCCAGAGCAAGCTCTTTCATTCTTGGTAATGCCTCGCCGAGCCATTTTCAGGGAAAATCTTCCCAATGGGGGTCGTGGGTCTGGATGCGCGCTCAAAAAAGGTAGGGGTCATACGATCTCGCTTAGAACTATTGCATTGAGAACAACAAGCCACCATATTAGAAGCTTCATCAGTTCCACCCTTGCTGATAGGTATCAAGTGATCAACTGTATTGGCTTTTAGTCCGCAGTAATGGCAGGTATTGTAATCGCGTTGCAACACTTGCAATCTAGTCCGCTGATAGTAAGTTGAGTTATATCTTCTGCTCAATGCCAGCCCTTGGTCTCTAAGTGATGAAGCGCAGCGCAAGCGCCACCATCTTTATATCTGTGCCTTATGTATTTAATATGCGCATCTATTTGCTTCTTAGGGCTAAGGTCTCTATACCAAGTAGAACGCATCTGGCCAAGGCCATAGTGCGATCCATTCCGAGCGCGATAATCCCAGCGAGACTCTTTATGAATTAGCCAGTTATAACATTGGAATTCTGACCAATCCATTTTATTGTAAGCATAAAGCTTTAGATTCATATCTGCTTTTGCTGGGCTTTGATTAAATATAAGTAATGCAGCTGCAATCGCTGAAGCCATCAGGCGAAAGCAATGGCCCCCCTCAACCTCTTGGCTTGGGCCAGCTGCGCGCCCGTCCAACGGCGAGAGTGTATCACCTAAGTCAATAGGCATTAATATAAGTCCTGTTCAGAGCGGTGTTTCATATCCACTCCATCTGGCATATCCATATGATCATCTACATCTCTCCAGATTGGATATATATCATCTTTCATTCTAACTCCCATATTTTTTTAAATTCTAACTGGCCTGATTGAAACGCGTTCTTCAGCGTTTCTTTGCCGTCGCTATGGAACTTAGTCATTAAATAAGGCTCTGACTGACTGCCTTCTAACCAATCAATTACTTCACCATTTGGATCAATTACCATATCGTCCAGATAATTGAACTTATCTAATATCGCATCAATTGATGATTCTCTTACTGACTCAACTATTTCACTAGGGATATTAGCTCTAACCCAATCAATGAATCGCTTATCTGACTTAATAACCCACTTAAATTTAGGCTTAGTAGTAGTTACATAGGCAATCACATCATCACCATATTCAGCCTTGACCCTATCTGCGCCAATAGCGTCCATCTCGGCCTGTAGAGCCGTTCTTAGCCTATCCTTGGCCTTCTTAGCCTCATCAGCTATTAGGCTGACTGCTGCTAGTTCCAGACTCAGTTCCTTGATTCCCATTCCTACGCTCCCTTTCGTTAGCTCTTCTTAACCTAGTTTCAAGCGATTCTAGGTTGATACCGCAATCTTTAGCAATGAACTCCTTATCAAATCCCCATTCCATCAGCTGACGGATATATCTAATAGAATGGGGTTTGCTCATTTGTCCTTCCCTGCCCAGCCTTCGCCTTTAAAGTGGATTGGATTGGGTCTCCACACTCTCCACATAGGAACCTTGCAATTATCGCAGATTACTTCACTTCTTAAGGTAATTGGCTGATATTCATCCTTTGTTGCTTCGCATTTATCGCAGCGATATTCATAAAGAGGCATTGTAAGGTCTCTCTAGCGTCTCATTACCAGTCCAATAGCGTTCTGATATTGATTCAAGTCCAGCAGCTAATCGGCATATTCGACACTTTGCTGCCTTCATCTTCCATTTACCGCATTGGTCGCACCGGACAATATCGTCCTCTTTGGCAGTTACGCGATCTGATGGATAGATGATTCTTTGCATAAAGCACCTTTGGCACTCAACTAACCAGACTTCCTCGGGTGCTTCTGCAATATCTGATGAATCGTATTTATGCAGCTCAATATGCGGAGTAACCAACTTGCAAGCTGAGCAGATAAACGGATGAGCATCACTTCTCATTTCTGAAAGACCCAATGCCCATCTGAACCAATACGCATCCATTTAGCAGGATGGCCAGACTTAGGTGTAGGGCAGACCCAGCCCCTATATTCTTTGCCTTCCTTTGTGCCAGTCTTTAGCACCATTGGCCCATCTCCACCAGAACATAATGGGATTTCATCAATTATCTCAGCACCTAATTGATTTGCTATCTCGCTTACATCCCAGACAATCGGCTCAGGATCATTAGGCCTTTGCTCTTTTATGAATTCCGCAAGAGCTGGCTTAGTCGTTTCAATTGCCTTCTTTGGGCTTTGTTTAGTCTTAGCGAAGTATCCAGCGAGGTTAAGTGCGCGTCCCAGAGATCCAGTTTCCGCAAGCTCGAGTGCATATTGCTTGGATTTAGACTCTGAGGATAAACCTGTAGTCCAAGGATGTGCGTCAGCTTCAGTGCGATATAACTCAGTTTTAATGATATAGACATCACAATTAGCGACAAGCGACTCTGCCAATATATGCGTTTTAATTCTATAGTCCGGAAAATCATTTATATACTCCTTTAGTCTGTCCTGAACACTTACATAATCATCAAGGTAATTCGACATTTAACTTCTCTCTCCCTGCGAAATCATTTATCGCATCTTCTAACTGTTCTTTCAATGAATAAAATGTGCCATCTGGCCAGTTCTGTGCTTCATCGGCGCAA